CTTGGCGGCATCTGCACTAAATAACCATGGCATTAGTCCTAGTCCTTGTGGAGTAATACTTACAGCCATTGGTTTTTCAAACGTAATACCTTTATCGTCTTGACTAACAAAACGTGTAATAATTTCAGTATCGCTGATTAATTTAATAGTGACAATATCGCCTTTGGCGTGTGGTTTTTGTATTAACATGTGTTTCCTCTGTGTATGTGAATATTTATATTAAAGTGAGAATCCGCTAAAGGATTCTTTGTCGACGTCTTGCTTTGTACCACCAATAACATAACTGCTAATTTCAGTTTCTTGTGGTGCTACTTGCACTTCACCACCTGTGATCCATGCCTGAGTCCATGGTAATGGATTTGTACCAGTGTTAAATATTTTTTCTTGTCCTACGGCGTGCATCCTTTTGCCAGCAATAAATTCTACATACTGTTTAAGCAGTTCTGCGTTTAGTCCAATAATGCTACCGTCTTTGAATAAGTAATCTGCCCAATTCTTTTCTTGCTCTACAGCATCTAAAAATAGTTTTGTACAATCGTCATATGTCTCTTCGCGAATCTTCTCAAAGTCTTTGTCTTCACGTGGTAAAAGTTTCAGCATTTGTTGTGTACTTGCTAAGTGGACGTTTTCATCTCTAGCAATCAGTTTGATAATTTTAGCATTACCCTCCATTTTCTTAAGTTCAGCAAATGCCCAACTACAAGCAAAGGATACATAAAAACGTACACCTTCTAATATGTTTACACTCATCAAGCACATCCAAATACGTTTTTTGTGTTCGTATTCGTTGTACTTAGCACTACCTGAATCCCTTAATCTGTTATATTCAATTAACGAATTATAATATTCTGTAATACTGTCTGAGCAGTCTACAATCTCGTTTACGCTCATCATCTCATCAAAAACTTTGCTCGGGTCAGGATATACGTTTCTTATGATATGTGTATAACTTTTACTGTGAATAGTTTCACTGAATGCCCATGTCTCGATCCAGGTTTCTAATTCTGGTAGACTTACTATAGGCAAGAAAGCAAGATTAGGTGAACGACCTTGTACACTATCAAGTAGTATTTGTCGCTTCAAGTTACTGGTAAAGATATGCTGTTCGTGGATAGTTAAATCTTTAAAGTCCTTGCTATCTTTTGTAATATCAACTTCTTCTGGTCGCCAAAAGAAACCAAGTTGCTTATCTGTTAATTTGTCAAACTGTTTATATTTTAATGTATCATAACGTTGTAAGTTTACCCCACCTGAAGTGTCTAAAAACATTTTAGAAGCGGTGTGGTCTCGATGTTTTGTACTAAAAACGGTCCGTGCCATGTATTCCTCTTTACTCATTTATATCTTGCATGATTCACAATCATCGTCATCGATTGCTACTTGTTCTAATTCTGGTAGATCTTTAACTTCGATCTCCCCCTGTCCATCGTATGTGTTATTATAATACAATTGCTTACCACCGTATTTGTAAAACATAATAACATGTTGTAGTAAAACACTCATTGGAATCTTTTCATCTTCGTAGTGTTCTGGATTGTATGATGTATTTACTGAAATGCCTTGGTCAATGTACTTTTGTAGAACAGCCATAATCTTTAAATAGCCTTCTGGTGACTTCTGATCCCATAGAAGGTCATACTTGTTTTTTAATTTTGCATACTGTGGTACTACTTGTTTTAACACACCATGCTTACTTTGTTTAACACTTACAAAACTACGTGGCGGTTCAATACCGTTTGTGCTGTTACTGATCTGTGCTGATGTTTCTGCTGGCATAAGTGCCATTAGTGTTGAGTTGCGAATACCTGTTGCTTTAAGTTGCTCACGCAATCCTTTCCAATCTTGTCTTTCTTTATGCTTAACTAACTCGTCTACTTCTTTCTTGTATGTTTGGTTAGGTGTAAGGCCTTGCCCATATTTTGTTTCCATATTACCAGGAATAGCACCTTTCTCTACTGCCAAGTCTGCACTTGCTTTAATCAAGTAATAACTCCATGCTTCGGCAAATTCATCCACTAAATCTAAGTTAGGTTCTTGATAGTTAGTATCATTCTTTGCTAACCAAAATGCAAAGTTAATAATGCCAATACCCAGTGGTCGCCTTTTCATTGTGGCTAACTCTGCCGCAATCACAGGATACTTTTGATAATCTAAGAGAGCATCAAGACCCTTAACTGCTAACTCACAAGGTTTAGCAAAGTCTTCTGGCTTTTTAATTAGTCCCCAATTAATAGCACTTAATGTACAAAGTGCAATCTCTCCTTCTTCATCGTTTGTATCTTTTAACGGTTTGGTAGGTAAATTAATTTCGCAACATAAATTACTCATTTTTACCGGAGCGACAGTTTCATCAAAACTACTGTGAGTGTTAGCATGATCTACGTTCATTAAGTAAATGCGACCAGTATCTTTTCTTTCTGTTACAAAGGCACTGAATAAGTCGATAGCCCTAATAGACTTCTTCTTAATACGTGTGTTGCGTTCTGCTGTTTCGTATAGCTCTTTAAACTTGTCTTGATCCTGAAAAAATGCATCATATAATCCAGGCACATCATGTGGTGAGAACAACGTGATGTCTCCACCAGTTAGTAGTCTTTCATACATTAGTTTGTTAAACTGTACACCGTAGTCCATGTGTCTTACACGGTTTTCTTCTGTACCTTTATTGTTCTTTAATACCAGCATGTCTTCAATTTCAAAATGCCAAATAGGATAGTATAGTGTTGCCGCACCGCCTCTTACTCCACCTTGTGAGCATGATTTAACTGCTGATTGGAATAGTTTATAGAAGGGGATAACTCCTGTGTGAGTTGCGTCTCCACTCCTAATAGGTGAGCCAATTGCTCTAATACTACCTGCACCTATACCAATGCCTGCCTTTTGACTAACGTACTTAACAATGCTTGATGTGGTAGCATTAATACTGTCGAGACTATCATCTGTTTCAATTAAAACACATGAACTAAATTGTCTCTGTGGTGTTCTCACACCTGCCATAACTGGCGTAGGTAAACTAATGTAATGCGTACTGATTGCATCATAGTAATCTTTAACTGTTTGTAGCCTTGTTTCTTTTGGATATGCACTAAACAGTGTTGCAGAAATTAGCATGTATGCTACTTGAGGTGTTTCAAATATTTCGCCAGTTGCTCTGTTCTGTACAAGATACTTGCCACGGAATTGTTCCATAGCCGCATAAGTTAGACTTTCGTCACGCTCATGTACAATATAATTGCTTAATTCGTTTATTTCTTCTTTTGTGTACAACTCAAGTATTTCTGCATCATAAAATCCTCTGTCTATGTTAACTTGGATAATATCACATAAGCAATGTGGTTCAAACTGACCGTAAACCATTTTACGCAAATGGTAATTAATTAATCTACCAGCAACAAACTGATAATTTGGAGTTTCTTCTGTGATTAAATCTGCCGCACTTTTGATAAGTGTTTCTTGGATATCAGTACTTGTAATCCCTGTATAAAATTGTATGTGACTTTTTATTTCTACTTCTGATGGCGATACACCAGTAATGCCTTCACAAGCATGGAACACTACCTTATGCAGTTTATCGAGCTCTAAGTCTTCTTTTGTACCGTCTCGTTTTGTGATAAGAATCTGCTTCGACATGTGTCTTCCTGTAATTGTTTGTTTGTGTCTAATAATAATCTAAGACTTTATTTTATACTACTTTACTTATCTTGTCAAGTGAAAAGTTTATCTGCAGTTATAATGTGTGAGACAAACCTGGTGCAGTTCTCATGAGCATGGGCAAGAGGGATAATTTGCCCCGGTGTAAAATTATAACACAGATTTTCTTGTATTAAGATAAGTCCATCTGTTCCTGTTTCAAAATTACTTATCGCTTCTAATCGAATTTCTGTACTATTAATGAAGTTAAAATGATGCAATGTGGCTGTAATAACTAACGTCAAACCGGACTGGCATAAGTATCCATCGGACACTATTTCAAATACATTAGGCCAGTCTTTAGGTGTCCAGTAATCTATATATCGAGGGGTTACTTTTACATCTGCAAAGGCTTCAAGTATACCTTCCGGACCTTGTGAGATGTCATAGTTGGTTCTGAAGTTGCGCCATGCGGCCAGGCGGCTTTCGCCGTTCATAGTTTTTTCAAACATAATCTATGCTGTACTTGACCAACGCTTCGCAACATACTTCATGCGGAGTGTTGATTGTAATGTGTGTACTGCTTCTTGTCCTACTGTTGGATTTGCTGGATCTGAATATTGTAAATCCATTTTTAGTTCTATGAAATTACCATTCATTGTTGCTTCAAACTTAGGTTCAACAACTGGATTAGAATGTGTAAGATCCCAACTACTACTAAATCTATCACCGAATACAACTGCTGTTGTTGGAGAAGTAGTCCAGTCTGGTCTTGCACTAATCTGCATTGTTCCCATTCTCAAATACTTATTAGGTAAGCCTGCTGACTCAGTAATTGTGTAATCAAGAACGAATGTATTATAAACACCTGCATCTAAACTAATGATAACATCATTTTGATTGTTAGATTCAAGTATAGTAACAACTTCAAGACTTTCGTAAGTTTCTAATTTTTCACCAAAACTTGCCGCTTCTCTTGTTTGTATTTCAAGATTGTTTTTGAGATTTATTAAACCTTTTGTTCCATTTGTAGTATCTTGTGTTTTATCAAACGTTGATACTGCATATAAATTATTTACTAATGTGTTAAAGTTTCCTGCTTCTTCTCTTGAACTAAAGAACAACTCGTTATAAGTGTTGTCAATTTCTACATCATACGAAGTGAAATGATTTGGTACACCTGTCTTACCGTTGTATAATGATTTAGCGTTTGTGTCATTGTAAGGGAATGTAGAATATTGAGAACCGCCATGGAATACTTTTGCAAACAACTGTACATCTCTGCTGTTTACTAAACTGTTCATCCAACGTTCTAACTTGGCTTTTACTGTGCTGTTGTTCCTGTTGTATTCACCTGCTGTTAGACCCAACGTACTGCACGTAGCAACGTTTTTGTCTTCATGGAGTACAAACTCCAGTCCGCCTGCACTAACACTGCTAAAACCTGGTCTTTGACTAAAGTATACAGCATTAAATAAACCATCGGTTTGCGGTAGTTCTCTTAAATTTGCAAATATAGTTGACGGGTCAGCCGATACTGCTGGTATGGTAACAGTGGAAGTATTAACTCTTGCACATGCCTGTTCTAATGATGTGTCGGCACTTAAATCAATTGCTAACACAGGATGCACTGCAACTGCTGTATATGATGCTAATAATGACGGGAAGTATGTTCCTGCAATCTCATCTAAGTTAGTTGCTATTGGCATAGAGTTATTTAAATTAGTAACAATAAATGTATTAGCACTTATATCTGTATGGTCAATTGTTACTGCTACATTGGCTCCTGAACCTAACTGCCCACCTGCACCTGTTTGGTTTAATTGAACTGATGTAACACCGTATGTTAATTGATTGTCTGGAGCATATATCTGTAAGTGAGCATCACCTGTGCTGTCTACTCCGTGATTAATGAATGCTAAATCACTGCTGATTCCGGCAGTAAATGATGGGGCAGTATTTCCGCCTCCAAGTTGATCTAAATCTATGTCAATGTAGTTTGAACCAAGTCCAACTACTTTTAATATTTTATCATGTAATTCGATACTTGGTGTACCTGTGGTATCTACCATTCTCAAATAGTGTCCAACTTTTACACCATCTATATCACCGTTACTTGGTGTTATTGTTATAATTGTTCTATCATGCGATACATTTGTATAACCATTGTTTACATAAGTAACATCTGTTGATAAAGTAGCAGTTGATGTTCTTGCACCTGTCCAACTTTTTTGAGGTATGGTAATTTTAATTGTTGAACTTGAACCATCGCTGTCCGATACTTCAAATATTTGTTTGTTTAAGTAACCTAAAGCATTATTAGGAGTTTTTAGATATGCTCTATCGTATCTGTACACATCTCCACTACCTGTTGTTTCGTAGATATTATCACTTGCTGATGCCAAACTCACAACGTATGTTGCAAGATCACTGCCATCAACTGCAATAGTAGATGTAGATTTTACATCTTCTCTGCTTATCATTAAATTACCTAATGTGATATTTGTTGGTGTTGATACGTTTGCACCATCTGCCACACTTGAAATATGTTTTGTATCAAGTGCTATAAATCCTAAACCTGTTTCTGTACTTACTCTAACATTCTCTGATGGTATTTTTCTATATGCTGGTATATTGTATGCATCATAAAAACTTGAGATAGAAGATGAAACTGCTATCTTATTACCTACACCTTCAAATGCAGAAATAACATTTGCATTACTGTAATAGCATACTGTGACTTCGTCTGATGAAGTTGGTGCAGTTCTTAATTTTAATGTGTGAATACCACTTGGTGTGACTTCAGTTGCATTTAATGAATAGTCTGCAACTGCACTTGGTGTATATAGCGATGGATTAGATTCTGCTATTTGCTCTACGCCGTTCTTTTTAACTACTACTTCACTGCTTACAAATGGTCCACCCGTAACGTAATTTTTAATTGTCTTTGGAGTGAAACTAATTGCAGAGTTGGCAGTTAATGTCTGAGCACTGTTAACTGTGATAATATAGTCATTTGCACTGTTAACTGCAACACTGTCTACTAATGGTGTGCCTTCAATTTCTGTACCTGATACGAT